ATTAGTCCAATTCATTAAATCAAAACAATATGACAACTTTAAAACGATACAAACAAAATTTAAAAGTAATAGACAACAAAGTATATTCTTATAATACTTTAGTTGCAGAAATAATAGAAAATAAAATTAAAAAAGTGCCTTGGAACGTATGTGGAAGAACAACAAGTCCTACTACATCAAGACACATAAATTATGTTGCTAAAGAATTAGATCTAATAAAAACTTGGTAAAAATGATAGACAAAAATTTACACGATATACATACACATTATTCTAAAGATAATGAAACAGTATTAGTAGGAAAAGATGAAAATGGTGCAGATTTTTCAATTTGTATACCTACATTTGAACTAATAGAATGGATAGATACTAAATATTTAAAACAAAGTTTAATAAAATATATAAAACAAAAATGAAAACAGAATTAATTAAGGAAAAATACAACAAGTATAATTTAGAACCTAGTGATGTATTTAAACATCAGCATTATATAATTATTACAAGAAGTGGTATAGAAAAAATACAAGCTTATGAAAATATTAAAATAAATTATAATGTTGTTAAATGTGAAAAAGATTTTGCTGCTGTATCAGCTTTTGCAAACATTGATGGTAATGAAACAGTAATACAAACTTTTGGTAGTGCTTTAAAAGGAGATTATAAAAATGGTAATTGCAATACTTGGTATGTTTTAGAGATGGCAGAAAAAAGGGCTATGTCTAGAGCAGTTTTGAAGCTTACAGGTTTTTATGAACTTGGAGTATTTGGAGAAGATGAAAGTGAAGAATTTAAAAATAACTAATAAATAATAAAAAAATGAGAATAGAATGTAAATTAGTAAAGATCTTTGATATAGAAACAGGAATATCTAAAGCAGGTAAAGAATGGAAAAAACAATCTATATTAGTAGAACAATATACAGAATACAACAAAGAATTAGTAATAACTTATTTTGGAGATAATATAAAAAAATTAGAAGATAAAAATATAGGAGATAATATGAGTTGTAGTATAAATTTATCATCTAGAGAGTATAATGGTAAATGGTATCATAATATTGATGGATGGACTTGTGAAACAGCTAATGGAAATATAGTAGAAGAAACTATAAAAGAAAATAATGAAGATGATTTACCATTTTAATTATGACAGAAAAAGAAAAATTTATAGAAATATGTAATCTTACTACTAATGTAGTAGGATTAGAAAAAGGATCTTTATCACATAAAACTAAAAAGGAAAAAATACATACTCCTAGAATGGTAGCTAGTATGGTTGGTAGAATGGTAGAAGATATACATCCTGTAACTATAGCTAAAATAATTAAAAGAGATAGAACATCAGTTTTACATTATGAAAAATGTCATAAAATGTACTATACTTCTGATAGAAAGTACAGAGATCTTTTTAATAAAGTTTATAATATTTATTTTGAAATTATCAAATTAAAGAAAAAATTTGAATCAAAAGATAAATTAAGAATGTTATTAGTTAAATCAGGTATTGATGTAAATATTAAGAAGCCACAAGTTTATATAATAATAAAAAGTGGTAAAGTAGTTTATAAATTAAAAACTAATTACTTTAATTGTTCAGAAAATATTAATATAATTAAGGAAGTTTTAAAAGATTATAGATATACAATAGAAAGAAAAACCTAGTTACTATGCTATCTTAACAGCAGATGTTAGATACCATAAAGATCTTACACCTAATGCTAAATTATTATATGCAGAAATTACAGCTTTAGAAAATATGAATGGTAGATGTTTTGCTAATAATAAATATTTTGCTGATCTATATGGAGTATCAAAAACAAGTGTATCTAAATGGATAAGTCAATTAGAATCATTTAATTGTATAAAAACTGTATATATATATAAAGAGGGTAGTAAAGAAATAGATAAGAGGTATATAACAACTCTTAAAGGGGGTATTAAAGAAAAGTTAAATAGGGGTATTAAAGAAAAGTTAAAGGATAATAATACAAGTATTAATAATAATATTACATATAATAATAAAAAGGTACTTTTTAAAAAACCAACTATTTTAGAAATCAATAATTATTGTTTAGAAAGAAGTAATAATATAGATCCTAATTCATTTTTTGATTTTTATGAAAGTAAAAATTGGTTTGTAGGAAAAAATAAAATGAAAGATTGGAAAGCTTGTGTTAGAACTTGGGAAAATAGAAGTAAAAATAAATCTAATAATAGTAAGTTAGATAATCAATTAGAACAATGGAAATTAGCAAAACTAGGATGATAAAAGAATTAAAACAAAAAAAATCTTTATATAATGTTTATAAAAATAATATTATAGATCTTGATGAATATTTTGCATATAGTGGTAAAATAGAAGTAAAAGGTAAATTTATTGATAAATTTGATGAATATACTTATAAAGAAAAAACTATTATAAAAAATGATATGTCAAAATATGTGCTGAAGAAAACAAAAAAAGTGAAACTAAAATAAAATAAAATGGAAACTGTTATAATAATACTTTTAACTTTGATGACTTATGGATTTGGATTTTTAAGTGGTGTAATAAAAAAATCAGAAACTAAAAAAGATCATAATAATACTGCAATACATTTTAATAGTGTAAGTGAAGATGAATAATAAAAAAATAATTAAAGAATTTAAATTAGATGAACTTACTAATGAACTAATAGATTTTATTGGTTTTGCATCTATTGCTCTAAATCATAACATTGATGCTAAAAGAATGAGATTATTAGCACAATTATTAGCTGAAGAATTAATTAATAAAAAAAGATTTAATAAACTTTATTTATATCAAATAGGAGTAGCAATAAAAGAAGGTGTAATTTATTGTGATTTTGAACCTTTTTTAAATCTTAGAACTTTTATTAGATTAATAATAGAACATAAGAAAAAAATTAATGAAGCTTACTATCAAGTTCATACTTTAAACAAAAAACCTGAAGAAGTTCCTTATTATCAAGAACCAAAAAAACTTTTAAAATGATAGAATTTTTAAGACATATAACAGGATTGTGTGGCGAACCACACCCTAGTTTAATGACATTATTATTAGGAACACCTTTTTTTAGTTATGTAATATATAGAATAAAAAAGAAAACTAAATGAAAACAAAAGAAAAAGTAATTTATTGGCTAAATAGAAATTTATCATTAAAAGATGATGATAATAGATTATGTGCTAATATATGGGCAGAAGAAATAAAAGATCTTAATATTACTGCTAGAGATTTTTTAAAGTTATATGCAACAAATAAATTAACTTCTGCACCAAGTATAAAAAGAGCAAGAGCAAAGTTACAAGAGGAATGTCCTAAATTTAGAGGTAAAAAATATAATCTAAGAAAAGGTATATATCAAGATGAATGGAGAAAAAATTTAGGATATGAAAAAAACTATTAGTAAATTAAAAAAAGAATTAGATACTTGGTTTAGTTTATACATTAGATTAAAATATAGTAATGAATATGGTATGGTACAATGCTATACTTCAGGCAGGGTTTATCATTACAAGCAGATTCACGCAGGCCATTTTATGAGTAGGCGACATTTATCAACTCGGTGGGATGAAAAAAACGTAAAGCCACAATCAGCAGCAGACAATCTTTTTGGACAGGGCGAACAGTACAAATTTGGTATGCTTTTAGATAGTGAATATGGAGAAGGCACAGCAGAAGAATTACAAATAATAGCTAGACAATCTTTTAAAATGTCTAGAGTAGATTATGAAGAAAAGATAAGTTATTACAAAAAGCTTGTTAAAAACTTAAAAAAAGAAAAAAATCTAGAATAATTTATTTTATATATTTGGGTAATGACAAAACCAATATTTGTTAATACTACACATCAAATAATAGTTAATGACTATTTAAAGCTAGTATTATCTCTTATAAAAGAATTGTCATCAGATAGTAAATATCAAAATTATAAAGAAGTTTTAAATATAATTATACAATATCATAACAGTTATGGAAATGATATAAATGTATTATCTAATAATTGGAATGATTGGTTAATGATTATACCAAATCAAACTACATCTATGACATTAGGATATTTAGCAGCTTTAAAAAATAAAAGAAATGAAAAAGCTATAGAAACTGTTAAATTATTATTAGATAATTCTTGTGATATGTTAGAAAATGATCTAATGAAACTAGGAAGTATAAATGAATAAAATTTACGAAGCAGTAGCAGATTGCAGAGAAACATTTGTAGAAATGTCATTTACATTTACACAAGATGAAAATGAAATAAATGAAGTTGTGCAGGAGTTAATGCTTTATTTTATGCAAATGAATCCTGATACTTTAAAGTCAATTTATGAAAAAGATGGTAAAAAAGGTATTTTATCTTATGGTGCTGTAGTATTAAGAAGAAGTTTTACAAGTAATAGAAGTCCTTATTATTATAAGTATAAAAAATATTATACTCATATTGATAATAGATCAACAGATATAACTAGTGATAGTACAGATGTTTATCACAAAAAACATTTATATAATATACCTAATCCTAAAGAAAGTAAACAATGGGAAAAGTTAGAATTAATAGATAAAGCTTTAGATGATTTTTATTGGTATGATAAAAATGTTTTTAAGTTATATTACTATGAAGGTAATACTTTATCAGGATTAGCTAAAAAAACAGGTATAAGTAGAAACAGTTTATTTACAACTATAGACAAAGTAAGAGAGCAATTAAAAAATTTGTTAAATGAATAAATTTTTTGTTACAGATGAAGTTTATAAAGATAGATTAAGTATCTGCAAAGAATGTGTTTATTATTTTAAACCTACAGGAAGCTGTAAAATTTGCCTTTGCTTTATGTCTATAAAAGCAAGAATTGGAACTTTAGAATGCCCACAAAAATATTGGGGAAAAACTACAGAAATAGAACAACCTAATGATATACCTGAAGAATTAATTAATGAAGTTTTATTGTTATGGGAAGATATAAAAACAGGTATAGCTAAGAATCAAGCAGTAAAAAAAAGAATGATAACATTATATAACACAATATATGGAACTAATTATAAAACAAATACTAGCTGTGGTACTTGTTTAAATGATTGTTTTAAAGGAATAAAAATAATATATGAAAAATACAAATAAAATACCTAATTATTATATAGGAAAATATTATAAATATGAAGCTAGAAAAGTAATAGCTGATTGGGAATTAAGTTACAATGTAGGCAACTCTGTTACTTATCTTTTAAGGTGTGGTAAAAAAACAGAAAATGGAATGAGTAATATAGATAAACATATTGAAGATGTAAAGAAAGCTATACATCATTTAGAATTTGAATTAGAAGAATTAGAGAAAAAGAAATTAAGCAAAATTAGATTAAATCATATTTAATTATGTTAAACTATGTATGTAATGTTTGTGGTAACACAAGACAACTATCTAAAGCTACTTTAGAAGTAGTTGATGGTAAAGTAAGAACAAGAGAAGCATTATGTAAATGTGGTGCTTATATGCAAGAAGTATCTAAAGAGTTCGGTGGCTTTCCAAATATAAAAAGAACAGAACCTAGTTTGTCTAATAGAAAAGATAAACTATGGAGTGGGGTAAAAGACAGATTCAAATAAATTAAATAAAATTCTATTATATACTATGAAACTAGAAATCAGTAAGTTAAAACCTAATAAAGACAATCCTAGAATTATAAAAGATAATAAGTTTAAAAAACTTGTACAATCTATAAAAGAATTTCCTCAGATGTTAGAATTAAGACCAATAGTAGTTGATGAAGATATGACTATACTAGGTGGTAATATGAGATATAAAGCAAGTGTAGAAGCAGGATTAAAAGAAGTATATATAAAAATAGCAAAAGGTTTAACAGAAGATCAGAAGAAAGAATTTATAATAAAAGACAATGTAGGATTTGGAGAATGGGAATGGGATATACTAGCTAATGAATGGGATAGTGTAAAGCTTAATGAATGGGGATTAGATGTATGGCAAAATGAAGATGACATAATTGACATAGAAGAAATTAATGATTTTAATGAATCAGTTAATTTTATAATTAAGTGTGATAATTTAAAAGAATTAGAAGTATTACAAAATAAATTAAACATAACATCTACTAAATTAAATTATATTGATTTTATAAATAAAGCTAATCTATAATGAATATTGCTTTAATAGAAGTATATCCTAATAAAAAGCTTGATAAAAAAAAAGCTATAGATGCACATTTAAGAAATGCTATTATTATAAGTAAATATATAAATGCAGATTTATTATGTGTAGAAGCAGATTTTAAAGAAGCTTTAAAAAAAAACTATGATATATTGATTCTTGCTTTTGCTACACATTATGCACCATTTACATTAATAAAACAATTAATAGCTAATAATCCTAATGCAAAAAAAATAGTTATAAGTAATGATGTTAATTTTACTTCTTCTATAGGTGGTTTTAGACCTTATCATTTAATAGCAGGTTACGATTGTAAAAAAATTAAATCTGAATTATCTGTAAAAACTTTAAATATTAACTTATTACTTGCTAGATCCCCTAACGAAGTTGCAGAAAAAAAATATGATTGTATTTATTATGGTACTTTTAGAAAAGATAGAACAAATTACTTTAAAAAATATTTAAAAGAGAATGTGTATTTAAGTACATCACCTAAAAACTTTAAAAAGTTTAGTCATATTGGTTGTAATCCTAAATACATAAACAAATTAAGTTGGCAAGAAAATAAAGAAACACTAAATCTATTTAAGTATCAGTTATACATAGAAGATAACTTGACAAATAAAGTATTCTGTAATTTAGCTAATAGATATTATGAAGCAGGTTTTTGTAATAATGTAGTATTTTTTGATGAAAACTGTAGAAACACAATTAACAAATCTGAATTAAAATATTATACAGATCAAGTAGAATATTATATTGTAAAAGATTATAATGAATTACAACAAAAAATAAAAGAATGTAATAAAGATTTTAATAAACATCTTGCAATACAAAAGAATTGGCGAATGAGTGAACAAACATTAAGAAATGAAATGTTAAAAGAATTAAAAGATACTATATATGAACAAAAGTAGACATATTAAAAAAGAAGCTATGCTACAAGCTTTAGAAAACAGTTTAGGAGTTGTTACAGTAGCTTGTAAAAAGACAGAAACACCTAGAAGCACATACTATAAGTGGTTAAAAGAAGATCAAGAGTTTGCACAAGCTGTACAAGAAATAGAGAATGTTGCTTTAGATTTTGCAGAAAGTCAATTACATACACAGATAAAAGATGGTAGCACATCAGCTACTATATTCTATTTAAAGACAAAAGGTAAGAAAAGAGGATATATAGAAAGAAGTGAATTAGATTTAAGTTCAGGAGAAGAACCAATTAAAATTAATGTAAATATTAAAGGAGTTGAACATTGATACTGAATTTACATATACACAAGGACAAGCAATAGAATATCTATTTGACAAACAAACAACAGAAGTATTATTTGGTGGAGCAGCAGGTGGTGGTAAAAGTTGGGTAGGTTGTAGTTGGCTTATTTTACTTTGTATTAAATACCCTCAAACAAGATACTTAATGGGTAGATCAAAGCTAGACAGCTTAAAAAAAACTACATTAAATACATTCTTTGAAGTATGTCAAACTTGGGGAATATTAGCAAACAAGCATTATAATTTTAATGCAGGATCTAATATTATTAAGTTTTATAATGGTAGTGAAATAATATTAAAAGATTTATTTCTTTACCCATCAGATAAAAATTTTGATAGTTTAGGTTCATTAGAAATAACAGCAGCTTTTATAGATGAAGCAAATCAAATAACAGAGAAAGCTAAGAACATTGTAGCATCTAGAATGAGATATAAGTTAGATCAGTATGACTTAATACCTAAGCTTTTAATGACTTGTAACCCTGCTAAGAATTGGGTATATACTCAATATTATAAACCTGCTAAAGAAGGAGTTCAGAAACCACATAGACAATTTATACAAAGTTTAGTAGATGATAATCAATTTATTTCTAAGCATTATAAATCACAACTATTAACATTAGATGAATTAAGTAAACAAAGATTACTTTATGGAAATTGGGAATATGATGCAACTAATGACAATTTAATAGAATATGATGCTATACTTAATTTATTTACTCAAACAGGAATTAGTGGCGAAAAATACATAAGCTGTGATGTAGCACGTTTTGGAAGCGATAGAACAGTTATAATGTATTGGGAAGGGTTACATATTAAAAAGATAAGAACTATGCTTAAATCGGCTGTAAATGATGTTGTTGATCAAATTAAGATATTACAACAACAATATGCTGTAAGATTAACTAATATTATAGTTGATGAAGATGGTGTAGGTGGTGGAGTTAAAGATTACTTACGTTGCAGAGGTTTTGTTAATAATTCAAGAGCAATCAAAGGAGAGAATTATCAAAACTTAAAAACACAATGTTATTATAAATTAGCAGATATGGTAAATACTGCACAGATAGGCATAGAATGTAAAGATATTAATATTAAAAACAACATTATAGAAGAATTAGAGCAAGTTAGAACTAAAGATGCAGATAAAGATAATAAACTACAGATTATACCTAAAGAAACAATTAAAGATATTATAGGTAGATCACCTGATTATGCAGATGCAATAGCTATGAGAATGTTTTTTGAATTAGATTCTAATTATGGTAAGTATTATGTGCAATAGAAAAAGGTGCAACTCCTAAGAATTACACCTTTTAAAAACAAAAACCTTTCTGAAAACGCCACAAATATACAATTTTAAACTAAATTCCAAACAATTCTATTATATATTATGCGATTGAAAATAAACAAAGATGGCAAACAGAGTGTTTACACTATGATAAACAGTTGGGAAGATGTAACACTTGATAAATGGATAAAAATAATAAGCACTAAAGAAAAAACTAATAGTGAAGAAGCTTTAGAACTTATTAAAATATTATCTGATATACCAACTAAAGTAATAAAAGAATTATCAATTAATGATGTTTCTATTATTATGAATAAGATAGCTGAACTTCAAAAAGAAGAACATACTGAATTAAAAACTATTATAAAAGTAAATGATATTGAGTATGGCTTTCACCCTAATTTAGAGGATATTACATTAGGAGAATACGCAGATCTAGAAACATATTTAAAAGATGGTATAGAAAATAACATAACTAAAATAATGGCTGTTTTGTATAGACCAATTATAGAGAAAGAAGGAGATAATTATTCTATTGAAGCTTATGGCACAAGCGATCTTAGAATGAGAGCAGAAAAGCTTAAAAAGATGAAAGCAATAGATGTAAATAATTCACTAGTTTTTTTTTGGACTTTCGTGAAAGAACTATTGAAAACTTTGCAGCAGTATTTAATGGAACAGAATCAGAAAATACTGAACAAAGTGCAGATGAACAATTTGCAGACAGGTGGGGTTGGTTTGGTGTAATGTATAGATTGACAAATGGAGAAATAATTAATTTAGAAAGAATAACTAATTTAAGTTTATATGAGTGCCTAACTTGGCTAACTTATGAAACAGATTTAAATGAAACTAAAGCAGTACAAAGATGACATACTTTAAAGATTATAATAATACGATAGATACATTAAAGCAATTAGGACAGCAACACTATCAAATACAAACTGTAGAATCAGGAGATATATATGAAATGGATTTACAGAAGAACACTAATTTTCCTTTGATGTTCATTAATCCAATTAATGCAATAGCAGGTACACATCAAATGACTTTAAACTTTCAAGTATTTATAATGGACTTAGTATTTCCTGATCAATCAAATGAACAAGAAGTATTATCAGATTGTCTACAGATTTGTAATGACTTTATAGGTACGTTTAAAAATGGAGAAAGCTTATTATTATCTAATCAAGGACTTGATGCAATACCTAAATACTTTACAGAAGGCGACATAACAATAGAACCATTTACAGAAAGATTTGATAATTCAGTAACAGGTTGGGTGTTTACATTACCAATTATTATAGAGAATCAATATAATACTTGTATAGCACCACAAGCTACAACAGATGCAATACAATAATGTTTAAATTTAAAATAGGAAAACTAACAATACAATTAATACCACCTAAGATCACATATCAATTATGAATTACGAAGATATATTAGAAAAGCTAGAAGAAATAAGTATTAAGTTTAAAACATATAATGACTATCCTCAAAGTGCAACGAACAATGCAAAGAAAGTATTAAGATGGAGAGAGAAACACGGAGATGAAGTTAAAGGAATGACTAGAGTAGGTTGGACTAGAGCAAATCAATTAGCAAGAAAGCAAAAGATTTCTAGAGATACTATTGCTAGAATGGCTTCATTTAAAAGACACGAAAAGA